AATTGCATACACAGAAAAGCAGGGAATTATATGACACTCTAATGACAGGCACTTTAGCCAGAAGATCCCCTTTATGTGTGATGATCAGCACTGCAGGATCTGACCGATCATCATTCTGTTTTGACATGCACTGTTATGCGGAAAAGGTCATTGATGGCACCATCAAGGATCCAACTTTTTATGCCAAGATTTATGGTGCAGATGTTGAGGACGATTGGACCAGTGAAGCCACATGGAAGAAAGCAAACCCTGGCTATGATGTCACTGTCAAATCCAGTTATTTCAAACAGAGAGTGCAGGAATGCAAAGACAATCCAGCCCTGGAAGCAGCTTTCAGGCGTGATCATTTAAACCAATGGATTGAAACAGATGTTAGATGGATAAGCCCCTTGAAGTGGGATGAATGCAAGATTGAACATCCTGACCTGACTGGCAGGGAATGTTATGCAGGGCTGGATCTATCAGCCACCATGGATCTGACAGCATTTGTTTTGTTTTTCCCATCCACCCATGAGGATGAACCTCATTTTGTCATGCCCTATTATTGGGCACCACAGGAAGCTGGCAAGCTAAGGGAAAGGCTAAACAAATTCAAAATAGATCCATGGGTGAAAGCTGGATTTATCAAATCCACAGAAGGGAACAGGGTGGATTATCGGCAGATTAAAAAAGACATTTATGCATTAAATGAGCAGTTTAAGATTCTGGAAATTGCTTATGACCCATGGCATGCGGATCAAATCATCCATGAATTGGGTGAAGATTTCACCATGGTGAAGTTTGGACAGACACCAGTAAACATGTCACCACCAACCAAAAAGCTGGAAGAATTCATACTGACCAAACAGATCAGCCATTCTGGGAACCCTGTTTTGAGGTGGAATCTTGGGAATGTGAACTGCCAATTGGATGATGGCAATAACTACAAATTGTCAAAAAAGAAATCCCGTGACAAGATAGATGGGATTGTAGCTTTGATCATGGGCATTGGCAGATTCATGGCCAATGGTCAGGACAGTTATTCTGACACACCAGCAGGGGCAGGAATCGAATTCCTGTAAAACCAATGCCTTCCTTCAGATCCATTCTTTCCAATATTTTTAAACTTGCTGGTGGATATTCAGTGATTAGTGATTCAGGTGCCTGGACATACACTGGCCCCAGTGCATCAGGTCAGTCTGTGAATCAGGCATCCAGCCTGAACTATTCGGCAGTTTGGTCTGCAGTCAGGGCGATCAGTGAAGGTGTGGCAGCCCTTCCACTGCAACTGTTTAAACGCAATCTTGATGGTGGCAGAGATAAACTAACATCTGATCCACTGTATGCCATCCTTCATGACAATCCCAATCCTGAAATGGGATCACTTATTTTCAGGGAAACCCTGATGGGTCATGTCCTGACTTGGGGAAATGGCTATGCGGAAATTGAAAGGGATGGCAGGGGAAATGTGATAGGGTTGTGGCCACTTAGGCCGGATGTCTGTCAGCCTGTCAGGGATGACAATGGGGATTTGTATTACCAATATGGCAACATCATTTTCATGCCAGATGAAATCCTACACATCAAAGGTCTTGGATTTGATGGCATCAAGGGTTATTCAGTGATTACCAATGCCAAGGAATCTATAGGGCTTGGTCTTGCCTTGGAAAACTATGGAGCCAGTTTCTTTGGCAATGGTGCAAAACCATCTGGGGTTATCAGTGTGCCAGGGAAACTGAATGCTGAAGCCATTTCCAATATGCGGAAAAGCTGGGAAGAAATGCACAGCAGCAGCAAGAATTCCCACAGGGTTGCCATCCTTCAGAATGGGGTCACCTATCAATCCATAGGCATTGCACCAGATGATGCCCAGTGGGTTGGATCCAGATCATTCCAGCTTCAAGAGATTGCCAGATGGTTCAGGATCCCAGCCAGCAAGTTGGGTGACACATCAGGTGCCAGCTATTCCAGCCTTGAACAGGACAACCTGAATTTCCTGCAGGAAACTTTAAGGCCATGGCTCATCAGGTGGGAACAGGAAATCAAAATGAAGCTGATATCAAATTCTGATATCTATGCGGAACACAATCAGGATGCCTTGCTCAGGGGTGATTCTGCCAGCAGATCTGCATTCTATGCTTCAGCACTTTCATGGGGTTGGATGAATCGAAATGAGGTCAGGTCACTTGAAAACCTTCCCAGCACTGGTCCAGAAGGTGATGCCTTCATGACTCCAAAAAACATGGATCCAACCTTTGGACCTGACCAGACAGCACAGGCAGTGGATCAACAGTCCACCCTGAATCAGATGCCGGAACAACCCCAGCAAAATTCCATTGGTTATTCCAGATTGTTGGAAGCTGCAAGGAAACAGATCAGGAAGATTGAATCCACCCACCTCAAAAGAATCAGCAACAAGCCTGCTGACTTCCTGCCAGCACTGGAAAAGTTTTTGGAATCTCATCAGGAAAGGGTGCAGATCATTCTGGATCCTGTTTTGGAATTCATCAAGCCAGATGCTGGTGGTGCAGCCAGGGCTGCTGCAGCACACTGTGCTGATTTGAAAAGGGAATGGCTGGATCTGGCTGGTGAATGCACTGCCAGCAACCTGAAGGAAAAAGCGGAAGCAAGGTTAAGGACTTGGCTTGAATTACCTGGAACCTGGGAGGATTTATCATGGCTGCAATAGAAAAAAGATTCTCAACTGAAATTCAGTTCCAGGCTGAAGGAAAAAAGATTGTTGGCTATGCTGCCAAGTTCATGAACCGATCACAGGATCTTGGTGGTTTTGTCGAGCAGATTGACCCACAGGCATTCACCAGAACACTGTCAGAAGGTGCTGATGTACGGGCACTAATCGATCACAACCCATCCCTTATCCTTGGCAGAACTGTCAGCGGAACATTAAGGCTGGCAACCGATTCCACAGGTCTTTTGGTGGAAATCACACCACCTGACACCACCTATGCCAGGGATTTGATGGTGTCGCTGGAAAGGGGTGATGTCACCCAGATGTCATTTGCGTTTGTCACGAAAAAGGATAAGTGGGAAAAGGCAGATGGCAACAACCTAAGGACATTGTTGGATGTTGACCTACATGATGTCTCAGCAGTAACCTATCCAGCCTACTTGGATACAGAAGTGGGGCTGAGGTCTTTAAATCATTTCAAGTCCATGGAATCTGAACAGGTTGCCAAACTGCAGCAAAGGCTGAATAGGGTGAAATTGTTGAAGCTTTCCAGCAGGGCCAGAACCCAGATAGTGGTGGCAGACATTGATAACACCCTGCTGGCTAATGGAACCACACCCATAAAAAAAAAATAGATCAGGTCAATGAACTTTCCAAACAATACCTGATTTATCTTGTCACTGGTAGAATGATAAATCAGAAACAAAATACCACCAGCAGTCTTCAATCTGCTGGTGTTTTGTTTGATGAACTTTTCATGAACGATATCGGCAGTTCACCAGATCAGCAGTTAGAGTTTAAAAAATCCACTGTGGCCAAATTTGCTGATCGTGTTGCCATGGCATTTGATGACAACCCAAAAGCTAAAAAAATATATGCTGACCTTGGTGTCAAAAAAATATCATGATAGTATGTAATGGATTTTAAATCCTAAACCCAAACATGAGGATGGACCCATGATTGCCCTGATTGCGTTCTGTCTGCTGTCACAAGAAATTAAATCACCTGCTGATATCAAAATAATATTTGCCAATGCTAATGGTGAAACAAAAACAGAGAAGGCTTTAAATGGTGTTGAGGAAGTTTGCAAAAGAATTTTAAAAGAAGTCACAGAATCAAAACTTGTAAAGGAAGATGACAAGAAAAAATTAGATCAAAGCTTTCAAGATGTATCTAAATCTTTTAATGATGCAAGGAAAGATAAAAAGCCAGAAAGTTATTCCTATGCCATTGGCAAAATGTCTTTTTATTTTAGAGTTGTTCTTAGAATAATACCTAATCAACCATTTCAGGGAAACACTGCTGAATCACTTAGAAACATCTGTTTTGACCAGATGGATGCTGCAAGAAAATAAAATCTAAAATGTAACCGTTACAATCTGTTACTTGACTTTAAAGGTGGGTTCATCCCACCTTTTTTGTTTTAAAGATTAAACACTTTGAAATGTTCCATCTTGTTTATTTACTCGCATCAGTCCATACGATTTGCGGATTTTTGATCCTTTATCAAAATTGATCCCATCCATGCAGTGTTTACGCATTGGCTGCCATCCAGGGGCATCCCTGGCAAGGTGCCTTTGCGTTTGGCACCAACCATTTAAAGGGGATCAAAACCATGTCTATTGCAGACATCAAGACTTTGCAAACGGAACGAGCAGCCAAGGTTGCTGAAATGGAAGCACTTGCTGCCAGACAATTAACTCCAGAGGAACAACAAGCCTTTGATAATCTTGCTGCTAATGTTGCCAGCATTGATGAAAGAGTATCAGCCCTTGAATCTGATCTGGCCATGAATTCCCAGAGGGAAGCCAACAGCAACAAAATTGAAACCTTGAAAAGGGCTGCAAAGAAATCTGCACCCATTGAAGTTCCTGCCATTGTCAGTGATTACAATGACAAGAAGGCAACTGCCAATAAATCCAATGCCATCAGGGGTTGGTTCCTCAAAGGCACCAGGGGATTCAGACCTGAATTTGCCAGGGCTGCCAATGAAATCGGTCTGGACATTCACAGCAATGAGTTGAACCTTGAAGCTCGTGCCCAGTCTGTTGGAACCAACAGTGCTGGTGGTTTCTTGGTCAATGATGAATTCTATGGCACACTGACCCAAGCCCTTAAAGATTACAATGGGGTGCGACAGGTTGCCACTGTCATAAATACCAGCACTGGTTCCAACATCCAGATGCCATGCTTGGATGACACTTCCAACAGTGGATCACTTATTGCAGAAAACGGATCCATCAGTGAAGTGGCCCTGACTTTCAGCAACAAAACCATGGGTGCCTACAAGTTCAGTTCTGGTCAGGTTCTGACCAGCTATGAACTCTTGCAGGATTCCTTGATCAATGTGGAAAGCTTGGTTGCTGAACAGGCAGGCATCAGGATTGGTCGAGTTCAGGAATCTTACTTCACAACTGGGACTGGATCTTCCCAGCCCCAGGGCATAGTGGTTGGTTCCGCTGCAGGCAAGACGGCTAGTGCAACTAATGCCATAACTGTGGATGAAATTATAGACTTGGTCTTTTCCGTGGATGAGGCATATAAGCGAAATGGCAATGTTGGTTTCATGTGTCACCCTTCCATCTTGGCAGCCATTGCCAAGCTGAAGGATGACAATGGATCACCAATATTCAGCCAGACCTATGCTGGTGCTGATGCCAGAGTGCCAAGCATCCTAGGTTATCCTGTCACACTAAATAGCAATATGGCATCCAGCCTTGCAGCATCTGCAAAGGTTCTGCTGTTTGGTGATTTCAGTAAATACACTGTGCGTGATGTTGCTGGTGATGGTGGTATCACCATTGTTCGTCAGTCTGAAACCTATGCGACTTCTGGCCAGATTGGATGGGTGGCCATCCACAGGTCCAGTGGTTTGCTGCTGACTGCAAATGCAACCACCTACAACCCTGTTAAACATCTGGTGATGGCAGCATCCTAATGCAAGTCATCCTTCTTAAATCCCTGGTGGGTCTTGGAAAATCCTTCAAGGCCCGCCAGCTTGTAGATCTTCCTGAGGATGTTGCAGCAGAGTGGTGCAGGATTGGCTATGCCAAACCAGCATCACCTGTGGCAGCACCCAAGGAACAAGCCACATCAAAAATCCAGCCTGAGGTGAGAACCCATGCTAATCCAGGGATCAGTTCAGGTGGTGACCAGTCCCACCCAGGAACCAGTCAGCCTACAAGAGGCAAAAAACCATCTAAGGGTTGATGGCAATCAGGATGATGCACTGATCCAGATGTGCATCAGTGCTGCCAGAAATTTCTTTGAAACTTCCTGTGAAATCAGCATTGCCCAGCAAACACTAAAACTTTGCCTGGATAGCTTCCAACCAATAATTCACCTTCCAAAGGGTCCAGTGAATTCTGTCACGGAAATTGCCTACACAGATGGTGACTTGGAAGAACAGACAGTGGCAGACTGGCTGGAAGATCTTGCCAGCAATCCTGCACGAATAACACCACTATCAGGTGAAGATTGGCCAGCAGTGGCTGAAATCATCAATGCTGTCAGGATTACCTACACCACAGGATGGGCACCATCAGCAGTTCCAAAACTATTAAAAAGCGGAATTCTCTTTTATGTGGGTCACCTGTTTGAAAATAGGGAAGCAGTAACCACTGGTTCAATGACAGAAACACCATTAGCAGTGCAGTCCATCATCCAGCAGTTTGCATCAGGGGTCTATCACTGATGAAATCTGGATCCCTGCAATACCGGATGGAAATACAGGCACCCACAAACACAGTGGACAGCTTTGGCCAACCTGTCACCACATGGACCACCACACAGGTCAGGTGGTGCAGCATTAATCCTTTAAATGACAGGGAACAGTTTTACGCATCACAGGTCAGGCCAGAGACTTCCCACAGGGTGATCTTTAGGTGGTTTGACACACTGACCCACAAACACAGATTAAAGATGGGATCCAGAATCTTTGACATCCTTAGCATCCTGAATCCCAATGAAGGTGGTGAGATCCTTCAGGTGGATGTGGTGGAAAGGGTGGCCTGATGGGGAAGCTGGACCGATCAGTCCTGATCAAAAAAGGGCGGGTATCCATTGATGGGTTGGATTCCCTGGTGGAAACATTCCGCACCCTGACTGGTGAAAAAGCTGATGCCAAGTTGGTATCAGCCATGAAATATGCTTTGAAACCTTTGCAGGAAAAGGTCAAGGCACTGGCACCTAAAAAGCACAAGGGTGATAGAAAACATTTAAAAGCAACCTCAGGACTGCTGAAAAGAATGATCAGTTTTAAATCCAAAAAATATGGCAAGGGAAGGAAAAAGAAAATAGTTGGATTGGTAGGTCCTAAGTTAAGAACCTTTTCGGATCACCTTGGAAACAAAATCATTCCAGCATTTTATGCTCATCTGGTGGAAAAAGGAACTGCATCACACATTGTAAAATCACTATCTAAAAAAAGACAAAAAGAACTTGGTAATAAATTAAACCAAAATCAAATTAAATCATGGACCCATCCGGGTGCCAAGGCCAAGCCATTCATGGAACCAGCATTGAAAGCTGTAGGATCAGAGATCTTTGACAGGTTTGCCCAAAAGGCAAGAGAACTTATCCAGTCCATTGGTGTCAAGAAAATCAAGGGGGCAAAATGATTGAAGCAGAAATGTTTGCCTACCTGACAGCACAATCATCCATCACCAATTTGATAGGTTCAAGGATCTATCCTGATGTGGCTCCACAGGGTGCAGCCCTGCCACTGGTGGTTTATTCCAAGCAATCCACTGACAGACAGATCACTTTAAAAAAATCTGTTGGAATATGCACAGCCAGGATCCAGTTGGATGTGTTTGGCCCAAGCCGTACAGTTTGCGAAACCATAGTAGAAGCCATTAGATTAGCGGTTGATGGATTTCATGGGAACTGGGGCACCACATTCATTCACCTGTGCAGACTGGATTCCGAACAGGTTGGATGGGATCTGGAAACAGCCAAGGAAACTGGAATTCACAGGGCCACAGTGGATCTGGTGGTGTCTTTCACTGAATCTGTCACAGACTTTTTTGGAGGTTAGAAAATGCCTGAAACATTGCAGACTGGTTATGGTGTCACACTGACTGCTGGATCTGAGGTGGCTGAAGTGATCAGCATCACACCACCTTCCAGCAAAATCACCAGCATTCAAAAATCCAATCTGTCCACAGACAATCAAACCCATGTTTACATGGCTGGCTGGGAAGATCCTGGGGAAGTAACATTCCAGTGCAACTTTACCAGTGCAGGCTGGGATGCCTTGAATGCATTGGCAGTAGCAAGGACTGCTTCCAATTTTGTAATAGCACTGCCAGCACCCAACACCAAGACCATCACTGTTTCTGGCTTTATCACCAGCAGACAGATTGACCAGATCACGGGTGATGACCTTATCAAGGCTACCTTCACTGTGAAGGCCAGCGGTATTTGTTACCCAGATTAATTTGGAGTTTTTATGTCCTTAGACCGATCACAGATCCTTTCCAAAAAATCTGCTTTCCCAAAACAGGAAGTGCAGATCCCAGAATGGGAAGGGTCTGTGTGGGTCCGGTCACTGACTGTTGGTGAGCGGGACCAAATTGATTCAGAATTTAATGCAGCCAGATCCAAGGGAAAAACCCCAGACAACCTTAGGGCAAGGATGATCATCAAGGGTTGCTGTGATGCAGCGGGCCAGCCACTGTTTACTGATGCTGACCTGATTGAAATCAACAAATTGCCAGCAACCATCCTTGAAAAAATATTTGATGCCATCTTGAAGATCAACAGGATTGGTGCTGGTTCTGTAGAGGATGCGGAAAAAAACTAAGGGACTGTCCACCCAGGCTATTTCTTTTCCGATTGGCCGGGCATCTGGGCAGGACAGTGGAAGAACTGCAAGACATGGATCATGCGGAACTGATGGAGTGGGTTGCATTTTCCAGGATAGAACCCATAGGCAGTGCCAGGATGGATTACCTGTTTGCCCTGATGATGCACACCATGGTGTCCTGTTGGTCCACAAGTAGTCACAAGCTGGTGGATTTCCTGCCAGACTGGTTGGGTGAAAGATCAAATCGGATGGATCCAGTGGGGGTGTTTCATGCCTTGAAGGGCATGGCTAAAAAGGGTGGCTGACCATGGCTGAAACATCATTAGGACGGGCCAGTCTATCAGTCACAGCAGACCTATCTGGATTTACCACAGCACTGGATCAGGCAGCATCCAAGACAGCAGAACTTGGAAACACCAATGCCATGGCAGCAGAGTCTGCCAACAAGGTCACTGTAGCCACAGAACAGCAAACCAAGGCACTTGCTGACCTTCAAAAGGCAGCAGTAGATGGATCATTCAATCTCGCAAATAATAAACAGGAAATTCTTGCATCCAAGCTGGCAACTGATGCCATGGTTTTGCAGGATGGTGCCACCCTTATTTTGATGCAAGACCAGAAAAAGCTGGAAGCCCAACAGGCCAAGCTGGCAACCAGCAGCAAACAATTGGAAAACAGCCTGTTAAAAAATGACCAGGCTTTCAGAAACAACACTTTTGAAATTCAGAAGAACATCCAAAAACAGCAGCTTTATGATTTGAATGCCAAGAATGTGATCACAAGGATGGCAGCAGTGGATCAGGAATCCATCAAGATGGTTTCCATCCAGAAAAGGCTGACCACTGAAACAGACATGGCAGCCAAAAAGATGGATCTGCAGGCAAGGCAGATGCTGATTGAATCGGGTGCTGCAGCCAAGCTGGCCAAGGAAATGGCTGAACTGGAAGAAATGGAACAGGCCATAATTGCAGTGGAAACAACCCTGCAGAATCAGTTTAAAAAAACAACCAAGGAAATGAATGAATCTGCAAAGGCCACCAGCAATGTTGTTGCTGGTCAAAAGATTGAACAACCGAAACAATCAAAAGTTCAAAAAGTTTCACTTGGCATCAAGGACTATATTGGCATTGGTGCTGCTGTCACTGCTTTTAACAAAATCACGGACATGGTAACAGGTGCCATCAGTGCTGTGGTGAAGTTTGCTGCAAGTGTTGTTGATGCTGGTGCAAAATTCCAACAGGTGGATATCAGACTGCAGGCACTGACTGGATCCAAGACATTAGCCAAGGGCCTTCAAGACATCATGAAATCTGGTCCCAGTGCATCCTTTGAAGCATTGGCAGAAAGTGCCACCAGATTATCTGCCCTGAAATTTGATGCCAATTCTGTGGAGATTCTTACCAGACAATTCAATCAGTTGGGAATTGCCTTGGGCAACCCTGAAAAAATAATGAATCTGATAGTGGACAAAATTGGGGACATGGCAGCAGATGGGATGGCAACATTTCCAGCCCTATCCAAGCTGGCAGAGGAAGGCATTCCAGTCTGGGATGCATTATCAGCAAGGCTGACAAGGACCACAGGAAATCTAGTCACAGTGGCCCAGGCACAGGAAATGGTCAAGGATGGACTTGTGCAGGTTGGTGATGCTGCTGCAGCCATTGGTGATGCTGCCAACATGAATGGCATGGCAGAGATGATGAAAAAGAATGCCAACAGCTTTTATGGTGTTTGGTCCACTGTGGCTAATAATCTGCAGGTATTATTTCA